AGATTTATAAATTCCCTATTCATTCTTTTTTCTTCTTTTATATAATCTTTGTAAATGAAGTCCTTCTCGCTCATAATCTTTCTTTAATTGCAATAATTTTTGCATATGATTAGCTTGAGAAGTAAATTTAAAATCAGACCCGCTATATTTCATACGGACATTCTCAACAGAAGCTAATTGTTGACCTATCCATTCTACTATCATATAAGTTGCAATTATATTAATTTCCTATACAGTTAATTTATGTATAAAAATCCATTTTGTTAAAATCTATCCCGTTTCTTCGTCCTATTCTTCTAATATAGTATAATCTAAATTAACTCGCGGAAATTCAAATTTTACAAGAGCAGAAAGTAATAATTCTTGTAAAATTTTATATGTATCCTACGGAGATAATTCCATATACATATCATCTGTGATCTTTGAAAGAAAACTAGAGTAGACATCAGAAAAAGGCGTATAATCAATATTCATAATACACCTCCATTATTTTCATTCTTTTGCGGCAGCTGTTACTACACGACGACCTGTTTTATTTTCAGTTTTTTGTACTCTACGAGAAGCTGGAGTATGTACTTCATCTGGTTCCATAGTTTCATTTTTAATTCTAATTGCATTATCTACATTAAAACCCGTTTTTTCATAAATAGCTTCACGTTTAGCAACATCATTTAATGGCATATCGACCGCAATAGATTTAATTAAGTCTTTAACCCCTTCTGGAGCAAAATCTAAGCAATCTAAAAATTCATCTAAAGAGCCAGTCTTCATTAACTTAATAATATCTTCTCTTGAATAAGCGTATTCAGGTTCCACGTTGCCTAATATTTTATTAATTGCTTCTTTATTATCTAAAATTACTAAACTATCAGTTAATAATTCTATTCCGCCAGGAATATAGGATAATTTTTGAATTTCTTCATAAGTAATTTCTTTTGTCTCTCCCGCCTGGAAAACTCTACGTAATCCATTCATTTCTGGAATTGAATAAATAACAGCTCCATTATCTCTATTTAAAACCTTAATTGGTGTATTTTTCTATAACATTTTTATTATATCTCCTTTTCTCCCTATCTTTATAAATAAATAGGGAAGTATAACAAACTTCCCTATTTATTTAAGAAATTAATTTAATTAGTTACTAGTCCAATTTCCTGCTGTATTATTTACAGAAAGAGAAGTGTTCTTATATACACAAATACCAGGGTTGGTATTATATACAGCTACACCTAACTTCTTGTAGGTTTGAATTTCTCTTGACCAATCTGCATTTTCATGTTCACGTACTGCGGTCTGTCCTTCAAAAGCGACCTTTACAGGCTTTTCAGCGCCAGTAGGAATAATCCATGCATATCTAGGATCAATAATCTTAGTTGCATTGGTAGCATCTGTAAAACTCTGAGGCAGTACAATCATATTATGATTCTTATAACGAGTAAAATACCCATTATTCCATCTCTATTCTTTCATATTATCAGACATTGCATCCCAATTAATAGCACTACCAGTTCTTGGAGCAACCTGAGCGGCAAATTCAAAAGTACAATAAATAGTACTCTTACCATAAGCATCTGCGGTAGCTACAAGACGATCAAATTCAGCCTCATCAAAACCAGCTGAGCTAGTCTTATTATGAGCATTAAAATTAGTATCTTCAACCATAGCAACAAGAGCCTTAGCAATCTCTCTGTACACAGCTTCATCTAAGCCCTCTAAAACAAGATCATATACGTCACTCATAGTGATATGACCATCAAGGAACTCTTCAAATCCAATTTGAGCAGCTCCGCCGTAAGCACTGGTAGGAACTTCAAGGCTACGTCCATCAAGCTTAAATACTTCATACCGACCGGCAAGACCAACTCTAGTTACAAACTGTTTTGCACGCGCCTTGGACGCTTCGCTAATGCGAACTCTGAAAATTGGCTTGTCGCCTTGAGCATAAGTTTTTACATCAGCGAACTGTCCATAATTCTGTAAAACTTTTTGAGGAAGAACCTCATCTAAACCAACTTCAATTAAATTAAAAATTAAATTCTTATTTTCACGATACTGAGCATAGGTGCCAGCTAATTCGTTCATTTCTTTTCTTAACGTTTTATCTAAAGCTTCATAAGTTAATTGTTTATCCCCAAAAGCAAAAGCAGTAGAAGGATTTAATGAAGCCTTTGCGGTTGCCTTTGCTAACGCAAGTAATTGTGTCTTTTCTAAAGCCATTCTTTTTATCCTCCTTTTTTATTACTGTATTCTCTGAAGTTTTACGGCATCCTGCATATCCGGTAAATTATATTCTTTTACAACCTGGAAAACAGGACCGTTAGTATCTCCAGTAGTAGCTAAAAATCCAGTAGTTGTATTAACATATAGTTTAGTTCCAACAGTTAAAGTAACTGCGGACGCCTGCACATCATCTGGACCGGTAGCCGCTGCGCCAAAAGTATTAGTTGTAAAAATATCACCAACATTGGTTTTTAACAGACGAGGATAAATCTGACCATCCGCCATCTCGCTAGCTTTCATGCAAAAATCTTTATAAGACTGACGTCTTTCATCGTACAGTTTTACCTCATTAAATACTAACATCCATTCGCCATCGCCAGTAACACTAGCTGCATTATCCTTGTAATTATATTTTAAAAATTGACCATTTTCTAATTGTGTAATAGGTGTTTTAGTTGTAGTACCATCATTAGTTGTAATTGTCATAGCTGGTAACTGAGCATAAATTTGACCAGTATATTGTGCAGATAAATGATTTGGTTCTACTTGTCCATAACCTTTTCTTTGAATTGTAGCCATTATTTTTAATCCTCCTATTTAATATCATAATTTCATTACAGATTCTACTTCTTTTACCCAATCAGGTGTAGAATCTTCTTGAATTTCAACGTTAAAAGTAGTTACAGGATTTTCATCCTTTTTCTCATTTTGATCAGAAGCTTCATTTAAATTAAAATTAACTTTCTTCTCAAAACAAATTACCGCCAATTTAGATTTAATTTCATCTAATGTGTATTGACTCTTATTGTCCATAATTTCTTTCTTATCTTCATCAGATAGCATATAAAATTCTGCAATAAGAGCATCTTTTTGCTGATCTTCTACCTGTTGTTTAAAAGATCTTAAACTATTAAGTTCTGATTCTAATTGAGTATATTTATTTTGCAGTTCTTCAAAATCCTAATCTAATTTAGAATATCTTTTCTTTTTTGCGTCATCATCATCTTCATTATTCTAATTAGCATTATCATCTTGATTTTCAGAATTAGACTTATCTTCTTCTTTAGACTTATCTTCTTCATCTTTCTTTTCAAAAATTTCAGAATTATTCTCATTCTACATATTATTATTTTTGTTTAGTTCAAACTAATCATTCTTGTCCTACTTTTTTTCTGAAAAAGTACTTTCTTCAGCAAGGTTATTCTATTGAACTACTACATTTTCATCTTGTATCTTATCCACTTTATTGCCTCCTTTTAAAGCATATGTTAATTCTTGCATCATATTAAATAAAGTTTGTTTAAAATCATTATCTAATGTAAAAGATGCGCTAACTTCAGGTTTTGTAACACTGGCACCTTCAAAACAAGGTTCAGTATTATTTCCTAAAATGCAAAGTTTAGAAAATATTGCGTCATTTATTATAAAAAATTCCATATCATTTTTAACGTCTGTTGACCAATGTCCTTGCAAACTTTTTTCATCAAGTTCCATTGATTGTGGTTTTCCATTATCATCTATTACCTGTTGAGCTTCTGCAAATTGACCTGTCCATAAATACCCAGTCGTCATTAGATATGTTCTAACTATTGAATTATTAAATTCATCCTGATCCTAAAAATCTTGGAACCATACTTTAGCATCAGGAGAAACAAAACCATATGGTTTTGTTAAACAATTAAAATGAATACCTTCGTCATCAAAAATTATTTGATGACCATGATCAGCAAAATCCTATTCTGATTCTTTATAATAGCCTACAATCGGGGCCCCGCGTAAAGTTTTAGCCATTTCCGTTGCTACATCTTTAGTTATATAAGATTTATTTCGATTTGCTCCTAAGTATAATACTTTTATTTCGCATTTAGACATTAATGGATTAATATCTAATGGCTATAAATTTATAAATTCCGGAGAGCTAATTGTAGCTATACTCTGATGTGATAAAGCCATACTTTCCTCCTTACATACTTTCTTTATTCTGTAATGTTTTCTAACTTTTTTCGTTATCCTATTTTTCAGGACGACCGACATTTTGATCTTTCTATTGAGTTTTTCCAGTGGTATTTCCTCTATTCTGTAAAGCTTCTGCGTTCATCGTATTAGAAGTTAATGGAGGTATAAATACACGTACTAAATCTAATACATCATTTTCAAAGTAAGCATTTGCTAATACTGAACTTTGAGTCTGTCCTAATGCAACAGATGGCAACATTTTTGTATATCCCATTTGAGCCTGTTCTTTATATAATTTAGCCATTTCTTTATAGTTATAAATAGTAGTAGTTAATAATTGCGCCCTATAATAACAACGCTTAGGAGTTTTATTAAAAGGCTCTAACATTAAATTTAAAAATGATTCAAATTGCACCAATAAATTATACATTGAAGCTTCATCATTAGAAATAGAATTATTTAACGCAATATTACTATCACTATTAAATTGTAATTGTGAAACACCAGCTTCATTATAAACAGTTCGTTCCACCTTCATTAACTCATCTGTACTAGTTGTATTACCTTTATCAGACATGTCCGCCACATCCACATCCGCGAATGTTGTTAATACATCTACTCCAATAGCCCTACTTAACATTTTAACTGCGTTATTATGAAGCTATTCTGCTTCATCTACATCAAATACCAATTCACTATTTTTATCTAAAGGCATTTTTTGAATTATTATTTTTAATAATTTTTGCGCCATTTTTTTACGATCTAAATCTTGTGCGGCATCTAAATCTAATATTGCAGGTATAATTGAAATAAAAGGGGGAAAATCCTCATCATTAATATTAAACTTTACTGTTTTTTTCGGATCTAATAAATACCACCCATAGCTATCTCCCTCAAAAGTAGGAAGTAATTTATTTTGTTTAAAAAGTCTATATCCTTTTTTAAATTCCTCTGGGAATAAATCTAAAACACGAGATCTGGTAGTGTCATCTCTAAAATAATCATTAAAATAATTCATATTAAATTCTACTACCGGTCTATTATCTACTTTAAAACGAGATCGACAATATCTAGGATGTAACTCTTGAATATTCATTCGATCTGATTTGGGAATTAAATAACCATAATAACAGCCATTTTTTACAACTTTTAAAGCTACCTATCCAAAAAATTTTTTAATTTCAAAATTTTCAAAATAATTTAGCACTTGAAAAAAATTATTAAATTGCTTCTTCCGCTACTTTAAAGCAATATTATTTGTATTTAACCCCATTTCTGGATTTTCAATAATTAAACCATCGCAACCATTAATATATGGTGTAATAAACCAATCATATTTATATAAATATGCCATATAACGGCAAAGTCGAGAATAAATACCACTTGTGCGATAGAAAAAATTAGAAATATCTCTCATTTTTTCTATATCTTTCGTATTCATAGCTCGTAAGATTTCTTTTTTATCTGCTAAGCGTGGATTTATTCGTCTTAACTATCCTAATGATAGAGTCGCGTCATCTAATGTTTTAGCACCAATTTTTATTTTGGAAAAATTAATAGGGGTATACTTTTCATCCAAATTACTTGAGGAAAGAGGAATAGAAAAACCTTTTTTCTTAATTTCAGCTTGTCTATTTATCAATTCTTATCACCTTATCCTTCCAAAAATATTAAAAAGCATCCGCTAATTCCATAATATAATCATAATTAATATTAGCTTCATCCCAATAAGGAATAATTACTAATTTTATATTATGTTTTTTACAATACTCTCTTTTCTGCATGTCATAAAATTGTTGTTTTCTTAATCCAGACATTCCACCAAAAATACTTTTTGGTTTATAATGTTGAATACCTTGGTACTAAATAAGAAATTCTAATTCATCATTGTCATCAAAAACTGCAAAATCAAAACGTAATGCATGTCCGCCCTGCCCAATTAAATCAGAAAAACTATATTCTTCTTTGAAGTTTAAACCAGCGTCTCTTAAAATATCTTCAATCTTTATTTCTGCTCTTGAACTTCTCATTAAAAATATTTTTCTCCTTCCTTTAATTTTCGCTACTATACATAAAAAATAAAAAAGCACTTTTAAAAAAAAATGTCCTTAAAATTATTGTGGAGTAAAAAATGCAAATTTACTAAGATCTCTTTTCTTTCTCTTTCTTAATCTATCCTATTCTTGTTTAATATAATATAAACCATACACAAAAGCTGAAAACTTATCCTTTTTAATACTTCGGCTGCTTTGTTTTAAAATAATATTAACACCTTGATTATCCTATACAAGATTTAACATTTGCTATCTAAGAATAGTTGTTAAAACAAAAGGCCGTAAATAATCATTACGCTGTTCAGAAGACATATTCTGACCGCCTTTCGTTTCCATAAGTCTAGCTTTTGCTTCCGCCTAATCTATTAAAAATTTAATTTTACCACTAGACATTTGAGTTTGTGCATACGAATATGCTTCGGTATTAATTGGAGCATTTGCTTTAATTTGAAAAATTGCATCTTTCTAAACATCATTTACACCTCTAAAGTAAGATTTATAAACACCCTATTCATCATTATCAATACCAAAAGGTGGTAAATATTCTCCATCATTTGTCTATTGTGCCTTAACCATAAAGTCAAGTAAACCAATACCAAGACCATTGGTATCAAGAGCGATTTTACGAGCTTTATATTTAAAATATAAACGTTTTATATTAATAGCCTGCTGCTCGAAATGCTATGCATCATATGTATAAATATTAACAAGAGACTTAATAGATGATCCTTGGGGCTGCGGCGTTACTTTGAAAACATTTACCTAGGTTGTACAACCGATTCTACCTACATCGACTCCAAGTATATAATAAGCATTTTTACTTGATCTTCCGCTATATTCATTCTCAGGCTGTCGCAATACTCTATATTTGTCGAATTTTTCCGCAGAATAGAATGCATTATCTGCATCTCCAGACCAAATACTTCGATACTCTCGATCAAATGAGTCTTCATTGAAGGTTCCCGCAAGTTTTAGTTGTTCTACGAAATCCTCATCTAATAATCCCTATGTAATTGGTGTTTCATAAGTTCCACCCATTATCATTACTTCATCAGGCTAAATTAAACTACGAATAAGAAGCTATATCAATTTATCGTAAGCAAAACTGTTTTTCCATCCCGCAGTAGTAATATAAATCTGACTCTTATTAATAACTTCTTCTCCATGTCTTGTTCCATCTGGAAGTAAGCGGTTAACATTTGTAGTAGGAATAATAATTTCATTCAATGCTGTTTGATCTATCAATACACATTCTTCCATCAAACCTCCGGTCCGGCGCTGTCCTCTACTGCTTTCCTTTGCCGCAAGAATATTTATTTTAGATCCATTTTTAAAAACATAACTAACATCATCTTTTGATTTTTTAGAAACACCACGAGACCAGTTAATTTCATTATTTAAAGCAGGTATTAATTTACATATTTCTTCTATCTTAGCAATCGTAATAGATGCCGCCTGCTATTTACCACCCGTGGTGACAAATAATTCTGCTCCAGGATAAAGAATACAACGTAACATTAAAGCCATCATAGATAAAAATGATTTACTGTAAGCACGTGGGAAAGTAGCATATACATATCTATGCCTCATAACAATACGTAAAAATATTCGTTGATAAAAAAAGAAATTAAAAGTTGATTCAGGACCTTTCATAAAATCTATCAATAGGTCTGGATATTCACGATAAAAAGAAATTAATGTTCTTAAATTTTCTAATTGAGCATCAATTCGCTCTGGAGATAATCCTTGTTTCTTATTCTCATAATCAACAGATTGAGCGATTAAAAGTTCTAATCCCACTCTTCATCGCTCCCTTCCATTTCTTTTTTAGTATCATTTTTCTATTGCTATATAAAATTTTTAAAATCTAAAATATCATTATCAGATAATTCAGGCGCATCTAACCCTTGTGCTTTAGCCTAGTCTCTATCTCGTTTTTTAGCTGCGGCCGCCCGCGCTTCTTTAAGATAATCTTCAATTTGTCTAGCTAATGCAGTATCTCCATAAATTAAAGTTCTATTATATTCTTTTAAATCTTCAATAATTTTATCAACTATATCATAAGGTGTAGTAATTTTATATCTAGGTATTTGACCACCATTTTTCTAACAATAGGCAACTAACTAGCCTACTGAATCTATAAAATCAGCTTTTTCCTACTTATTCTGGGCTGCTGTAAATTTAGCGGACTTCCGCAGCTGATCATATACCCTAGATAATTTTTGATATCCTTCTACATCTCCGCAATCAATTGCCTGATTCATTTTTAAATACGTTTTACAAATAAAAATTAATGTATTTTTACTATCCGCATCTTGAATATCAAAAGACTACATCATCTACGTATATTTCTTTTCTAATTCAATCCACTCTGCTCCTGTATAGGTACGCCCCCACTTCATAGCTAAAAACTGTTTATCTTCAAGAGTCAACTAAGTAGATAGATCAGGTAAATCTTCCTAAGAAATAAATTTCTTCTCATCAAATAAATTATCTTCTCCAATGGGATCTCTATACTATTTTTGTTTATCATCATAAAACTTTTGAAGCTATGTATTAACTAATGTTCTATACTGTGCCTATGATATTTGCCCGTTTTCATATTGCTCCCGCGCAATGTTCGCTTGAGCCTCTTCCTATTTTTGTAAGGCGGCGACCGCATTAGCGTGTTCCTCTTGAAGTTTTTCTGTATCCGCCCATCTGTATTTATTCCATTGTTTTAATTTCATTTTTGATAAATATTTACCTATCACAGACATTCCATTCATTTTTTGAGGACTTTTTGCATATGCTTTATCTCGTAAAACATTCCATTCCCATGGTAAATAAGGAACATCCATTTTTTCAAGAATCCATAAATAGGTGCTTTCATCAAAATTGTCTACATGTAATGTTAAACACTGTTTACATATTTCAACCTTTTGACCATCACGAT